CTTCTAATTGTGCTTTTTCATTATCCTTAATTATCTGTTCTAAAGCAGAGTAATATTCAGATAAACACCAATACTTGACCGTTTGCATAGTAGTCATATCACCTTTGGATATTATGTAGTCATTCTCTCTATGCTTTTCCCGTAAATTTAATAAAGCCCTTTGATAATATTCTGATTTTTTTTTGTTTTTATTCTGTGCAACCTGATTCAACTTAGTATAATTCAGCTTTTTGTATCGCTCAAACCTCTCAATATTTGTTCCATACTGTTCAAAAAAAAAGCACGCAACTCATCATCTGACCTTATAGCATCTAATTTTCTTTGTTGTGTTTCTTCATTGATTATGTATGGATTTTTACCATCTATGTAGAAGAAATACAATCCTGCCTGAATCAGCATATCATCTAATGTGATGTTTTTCATTCTGAATAACAAATCATTGATTGTGTTCTGTGATGATTCTACAAACTGTCTTAGCTTATCCTTGGTGGCATTCATCCATGGTAAATCTTTTACGTTTGTCAGGACCTCATTCATCTTATCCATAATCTCTGTTTTACTTACACCGTATTCAATAGCCAACATGCTTTCTTCAATACGCTGTGACCTTTCTTTTGTTAGCTGACCTGCATTCTTTAAGATGTACCAGTTGTTATCATTCCTATCTGTAAACACTCTGACCAGTTCTATTTTCTGATTAGTGCTTTTAGGGATGTAGGCATTTAACCACTTCTTAAAATTATTTTCGTTCTTTTCTGCTCTGCTTTGTTTCTTGAACCACATTGTTAATTTATTTTAATGTCATGACAAAAACTATTTATTAAGTATCTTAGATTATCAAGTAAGTCCGCTTGTCTTTCTTCCCCTTTACCCTTTATGATCTGCCTGCTATTGTTAGATTTAATCCTAAGCACATCCATACGCAAGTTAGGACATTTATCTTCATAGATTTTAAATTCAGGACACTTGCTGATTAGTGTATTCACCTGCACATAACTTTCAGCGTGAAACGGATTAGCTTTTGGTATATAAAACTTATCCTTTGGAATCTGTAGTTCCTCTGCAATTATTTCATAATAGGTTACAGGTACTTTCTGTCTGCCATCAGATCTGTTACCCGATGCATCACCAGTTATAACAAACGGAACTGAACAAGGGTACATTTTGTCACCCCATAGACCTATCTTTTTACCTGTTTCTTGATATACCCATTCTCTGATAGCAAAGCAAGTGTCATAAATAGATGCTTCACCACGTTCTTCACTACCTATCTTAAATTCTTTGACTATGTGAACACCATACTTATATTTTGTCAATGCTGTATCAATCTGACTTAGTGTAACTTTTTTCATTACAGCTGCAGTCATTGGTATTTTATTGAAGTCAAAGCTGATATACAACTGCTCTGTATTCCAGTTAATAGGTTTAGATTTTACAAATACTTTATTCTGTAGGTCCTTATCTTTTAGAACATATACCCATGCTTCACCTGAATAATCCACAAAGACTGACATATATTCCTGCTCAAATGTCAAACTATCTAAATCCCTGGAAGCATCTTCAACTTCATGTGGATCTATCTTAGGATTATCAGTTGTAATCATTCTGAATGTCATCCAATTATCAGAAGTATTTTCTGATTGTGGCAAGTCATTTTCATTGTAATAATTAAATTCACAATTACCATTCCTTGCACCATTCTGACATAGCTGGTACCAGTAGTTATCCTTACCTGCAGCAGTACCTATAAAAAACGCTTCACCTTTGTAGTCAGTTAGTGTTGGTCTTGCAACTGTTTTCCAATGGTATTCCAGGATATGTGATGGAATCTTTTGCGTTTCTTCATAGATAACTCTGTGATATTTGCGGCCTCGACCTTTCTCTTTACGACCTTCATCACCAATAGACCATACTTCCAATATGCCACCAGTAACAAACTTAATTATCTTTGATGTTTCATCTTTGTGGCTAATCATTCCATTATCAGATGCAAGTCTGTATGTTTCAATTATACGTTGCCAAGATAGTGCAAAGTCTTTGAAGTCATCAACAAATATACCAATGTATTTACCCTCGAATACAGCAGGGAATATCAGAGCATTACCAACGGAAGTAATCATTTCAGTTTTGCCAAAACGCCTGGCACACACAATACAGTTAAAACGTTTGTGATGCTTTATTATACGTTGCTGTCCTGGATGTGGTCTGAATAATTTTAACTCAACATTTCTTGCCATCTGAAAAAAAAGCAGCACTATTACATGCTGCCACAATTTTTACTTAACTCATTAAAAATAAAAAACATAGAAACTAATCCGTATAATTGATTTTGACATTTATGTCATTGTTGCCTGTATCATCATAATCACGCTCTCTAAACATAAAATTATTTTTCAGATTAAAGATAGTGACGGCTGCATTATTTTTTCCGTCTAAGGCTCTTTCTTGCAGATTTTGCAGTACTCTTGCCTTTGCTTTTTTTATTGTGGCGTGAAACATGGCGTGTGATGGCAATTTTTCATAATCTTGAAGTGTGTGCCTATCCATATCAAGATAAACAGCTAAACCCTCAACTGTGTAAGGTCTTGGATTATGTTTGTCTATCAATTCACCATCTTTGGTTAATACCTGTTCTATTCTGCCATCGCACCATGTAAAATATTCTTCAATTAGTGCTTGAAGTTCTTGTACTGTTTCAAATTTCTTTGGTCTGCCCATAATTTTTTATAAAAACCCCTGTTATGACACAGGGGCAACACCCAAAAATCTATGTATTTAAAAGTCGTAGTACAAATATAAATAATTATTTTATTAAAATAGTTTTTTTTCTATTCTGATTTTTTTTGACTATTTCTAAATTATCAAATCTGTTATCTAATCTATTTTTGTTTTTGTAAGATACAACATGACCGTCAGGAACTGTAATATTTTTCAGTTCTAAAATAAATCTCGACATTAACATTTGTCTGTTTTCAATCCACGCAACTGGATAACCTGTGTTGTTCAATTTCCATTTGTAGTGTTGAAGAATATCTCTTAAATTTCTATCTACTTTACACCAAACATCACAGTTTTTTTGGGTTAAGATAATCATAATTGAAACAAATTGTTTTAAAGTTATTTAAAGGCTGTTTTTAGCTATTTTTTTTAGTAGGTTGGTACAAATATACCAATTTGCAAATAAAATTAAAATTTGAGCGGTTTTTGTTCGTTTTAGGCGGTATTTTTTCAGAAAGTTTAAAAATCAAAAAATATCTGATTAAAATTAGCCTTTAAACGTCGTATTTGTCGCATTTACTAAGTAGCATGAGTTTTGGAATGAGCAAAAGCCCGACAGTCACTATATCTTATTATTATTTTCACTTTTATTAAAATAAATATATATATATAGAGAAATAGTGTTTGTGATTCAATTTGACCCTCTCACACATTGACTCACATAAACCCTCTGACCCTTGTTTTTTTTTCAATAAAAGTGAAAAAAACGTGAAAAGTATAGTTTTAATCGGAAAAAAATAAAGAATAGTTTTAACGCTAAGCTGTATAAATTTTCTTAGTTTATTAAATGTTATTCGTAAACGTAAACTAATATTAAAAATATAGTTTTCAATGTTGATACAATAATTATAAACAACATTAAATGTATTTACTTTTGATATAAAAAAGTTAAATGTAATTACAGATAACAGAATGAAACAAAATGTTTTATTTTTTATTTGAAAATTAGTCTTATATTTGTCCATTATTAACCGTAAAAAATTCAAAAAATGTTTAACGTAAAAGGTAAAATTTTACTCGTTTCAGATGTAACTGAACGTAGTGAAAAGAAATTTAAGACAGCAGATTTTATACTTGAAACGGAAGAAAAATATCCACAAAAGATAAAATTTGAACTCTTAGGAGAGAATACTAAGCTAACAACTAACCTACAAAATGCTATTTCAGGCGAAGTTTTTTTTAACTTGAAAGGCAAAGAATGGAATGGAAAATATTATAATTCGCTTGAATGTTATAAATTTGTAGCAGATAATTTACCTACAGGTTTTGTAAAACAGCCTGTTAATAATGATAAATTGCCGTTTTAGTTTTGAATCTTGC